TGCTAGAAAATTAACGTCTAAAAATATTTCAGTTAATTCATCATTAATATTATTAACTTCTGTAATAGGCGTATTAAATTCTTGGTTGTCTACTACAGTTGTAATAAATCTATTGAGGATATTACTACGATCACCAATATCATTTGATATTCTTAATGATCTTCTTTGTAGAAAATTACCACCTGAAGGTATAAGTACATTTTCATAAGGAAAATTTACTCTTGCCTCTTGATTATAAACTATTCTAAAAAATAATTGAAAAGATAATGATGAACCTTTAGCTTCATATAAATCTTTAATTCTTTTTATTGCAACTTTTTTATCTGCTAATAAACTATCAGGCAATATGTCAGCATAGTTTTTTAAAAAATATTTTATAAATGCATTAGTGGTAAAATCTATATTATTGTAATCTAGTATATTTTGAATTAATTCTTGAGGCTTTTGATCTTGCTCTAAAAATTTATAGTAAGATTCAAAAAATGATATAAATTTTTTGTGATCAGATTGAACAAACTCAGGAAATTGACTACTTACAATTTGAGAAAGTTTTTGTTTTATTCTTGTAGTTGACATTAATTAACTATTTCGCTAATATTTACAGTTAAGCCAGCCTCTCTTCCAGCAGAAGCATTTTCTAAAGTTTTATCTCTAACTAAAATTTTATTTCTATCAGCTGTAATATTTTGATCTTCTTCTTGTATGCTTGCTGTTATTCTAAAATCCGTAACATTATTAGGTAAAGCAGTAGGAGTAATGTCTGTGATAATTACTTCACCTGTAGAATAATTTACATTTCCTTTATTATTATTTAAAATTTCATCTGTTGAAGAATTTCTTAAAACTAATGTGCCCGTACCATTATTATCTGGAGGAGAACTATCGGGAAGATCGGTTATGTTTACTAATGTTGTTGTGTTAGATATTAATGAAAAGAATCTACTAGACGTAACAGATCCAGGTTGAATTTTTGATTCAAATTTAAAACTATCATCTCCACTAAATGTGTTTACAGTACCTATTGATAAATTAGTTCTTTTTTGCAACTTGACTAACATTATTACTGTTCTTATAGATGTATCAGCTTCCATAATATTTTTAATTAAAACAGACTTTTGAAAATCTTTATTAAAATTTTGAAGACTAGTTGTAAAATAATTATCTACAGTTACTGTAACTAAATTTGATATATCTGCTTTTGTAGATGTTGTTGCTGTATTATCAAAGCTAACATTTACAACTAAATTTACAAAGAAAAATTCAGGGTCAATAAATTCAGGTTGAATAGCCATTACTTTTTTGTTATTAAGAACTGAACTAATTATTGAATCTTTGGTTGATTGTGAAATACTAAAACCATCAAAGGGTTTTAGTGAAATAATAACTTTACCAAATTTTGGAGGTACATTATCTTCACCACCATACACTACTACTGATTCAGCATCAGTAAAATTAGCTTCAATTAATGCTTTGTAGTCTGCTGCAGTTACAGCTCTATTTCTAGCTGCATTGACTCTAGGTGCTTTGAATTTTATATCTATAATATTATCAGAATTTCTTGCACCAATAGGATTAGATACAGTAGTAATAGAAGTACTGCCACCTCCAACTGAACTAGATGTAAATGATATTGCTGCTGTATCTGCTGTGTTAACAGATGCGCCAGTTGATTTTAAATATCTAACCTTTATAAGATTACCAGAAGTTAATTTTTTACCTAATACACCATCTCCAAAAAATATTTCATATTTTTCAGTTGGATTCATTTCAAGAAAAAATACTTCTGATGTTGAAATTACATTAGATGTATCAATAGTTTTACTAAATGTTGTAATAGTAGAATCACTATTAGATTCTTGCACTTGCACTAATAAAGTAGAAGTATCAATATCAGAATCTGGTATTTCAAATTTTTCATCTGGACCAGGAACTGCAGATGTAAACGTAATATTTTTTGGTGTACCTTCAACTATTTCAAGATTATTGAATGCATATATTCCTGCGGTAGGTGTTATAGTGACAGCTCCAAGATTAAAAAAAGTTCTTTGGTTGTTATCAATAGTTGTTGAAAAAGCTGTTCTATCTGGTAGAGTCAATGTACTTGGATTATCGTCTGGACTATTTACTACTAAATTTATTGAAGCTCTTGCACTTCTTGCTGAAGCAGGAGTGAAACCTAAATGTTTTGCAATTGATATGGCTGATGATTTTTTAACTGCAGAATCTAAAAACATTTCATTTGCTAACATATTACCTAAAAAAGCATTATAATGTGTATTGTATGCTAACAATTCAACAAGTATGTTTAGAGCCGATCCTTGAAAATTGTAATCAGTAAACTCTGATTGATTATTTAAAAATGTAATTAAATTAGTTTTTATATTATCAAAGTCTAATTCTGAAATTTTTTAACTGTGTCATTTATCTTGCTCTTTGTAATGTTGTTGATACTGTAACTGGCAAATTAACATTAGTCATTCTAAATTGAACATTTACTTCTAAATCGTTTCTATCTGACGCATCATGTATATCAACACTAATTAATCTAGCTCTAGGTTCAAACTGATTAATTACATTTTGAATTGTTTGTTTCATAATACCAATTATTTTTGGATCAAAATTTTCAAATAGCAATGAAGTAATTTGACATCCTATTTCTGGATGAAATTTTCTTTCATAATTTATAGTTCTAATTAATGATTGTATTGATTGTTTAACAGCTGCCTCATCATTTACAATATCAATGTCTTTTGTAGCAGAATTAATACCAAAATCAAAATCTATATCACTAAATTTTCTTAATTTTCTGTTTACTGTGGCCATGGTTTATTTATGCTAATTTGCAAAGGTATCTGAAGATCCAGTCGCAGTATGTCCACAAGTTGCAGCATCTCCCGCTCTAACAACACCAGTTCCACTTGCAAATACATTAGTTGATCCTTCTGACATTGTTGCATTATTATGTGGAGCAGTTCCGTGAGAAGCAACAGCATCACCAATTAATGATACTTTGTCTCCATTAACAAATACTGTAGAAGATCCAGGACCAGTAATCAATCCTCCTGCTGTATCTGTTCCTACTCTTGCTATACCTGGCATTACGCTAGCTTAGATAAACCATCTGAGAATCTTTTATGGTTATTATATGTTAAAAGTATTTTTCTTTGCCTATCAACATCAAATGAGACATGTATCCATGGTCTCTTACTATCTCCTATATTTTGATATTCTAACAGCAATTTATCATAATTTAAATTTTCTGATAGCTTTATTGCTATATCATAATAATCTTCTCTAGATGCTTTAGTAAATTGAAAGTCAACCGCTTTACCTCTTAAATGATCTGAAGTTAAGTTTCTGTTATTTTTATTAGGTCTTCTAAATCCAGATGTAACAACTGCGTCTGGAAATAAATCTAAAACTGTCTCGCATATATTTAAGGCACATGCTGATAAATTAAATGCTATTTCGCCATATTTTAAATCCAATTGAGATCTTAATTTATGTCGACCAGCTAATGCTCTTGAAGATAATTGTGCTAATGTAAAATTATCAGATAAATTAAAATTATCTGGTAAATATGTTTCGAGTTTTAAAGAATCATCTGGTAAAATAATAGTTGAATTATCAGAAGTAGGTGAGCTTGATTCAAAAGACACTGGCTCATTTTCTTCACTTCCATCACTAATTCCGGCTAGTTTTGCTTGTAATAAAAATTCTTCACTGTCTTTATCATCTTCAGAATCTTCAGTATCAATACCAAATTTATCTTTGTAGTTTGTATATGTTGGATTTTGAATATCAGATATAACTACACTTTTTCTACTATCGAGTAAACCAATGTTAGCTTTTTGCGCAAAACTACCAACTGATGCAATATTGATTTGTGGAGAAGTAAATTCAGTTGGTATAACTGGTGATGGATTATTCATTTGTATGTTAGTTGCTTTTTGATTTATATCACCACTTTGAACATATAAATTTAATGCTTCAACTGCATTTACATTAAAGTTTTGTGTTGCTTCGTTTTTAATAATTTGAGCATCAGCAAATAAATTTGTAGAAGATGTATGAATAGTAGCTGCTGAAGACATTAAATTTCTTGTTGCTATAACACTCATGTCATTTGAAGCTAATAAATTGAAATTTTTATCAGCATTTATATGCATATCAGCTTCAGTATGTAAAAACATAGCACTATTGCATTTGTTATGAATACTATCTTTAGCAGATACAAAAAGATTACCATCTGTTTTTTGATGTATAACATGAACTGCTTCTATATTAATGTTAGCACTATGTAGATTTATTTCTTCTTTAGCAGCTAAATCAATTTTACCAGCTGCTTGTGCAGTTATATCATTAAAACATTTTAAATTTACATCTCCATCAACTTCCATATTTACATTAGCAGCACAGTATACTTTCATATCACCACTAATTGATATTCTAGCTTGGCCACCAACAGATAAGTGATCATTCTTATCTACGAATCTATATTGACTTCCTTTTGTTTTTTCAACTATAGATCCCGATTCATCTATTTCAATAAAGGTACCATTTTTATGATAAATGTGTAATCTTTCAGAACCAGGTGTATCATCCATTTCAATAATATGACCAGATTCTGTCTGTATTACTTTATTAAATGGATATTCAGCATTATAAGGTATAATTGGTTGATCAAAAGAATCTCCATCAGGAAGTTTATTACCTAAATATCTTTCACTGTCTTTTATTTGAACAATAGTACCTGCTACATCATTAGTTGCTAGTTTGTTTGTTTCAGACCTTCCTTGATATTCTTTATTTGGTAATGTGGCTGTAGGATCAATAAATCCTTGAGTTTTAGTTCTTAACTTAGTACTATTGTCTACACTTTTTACATCAAAATTTTGAGCTCTTGCAATTGCATCATTTCTAATTGAATTATCAAAGTCTTTACCAATAGATTTTAATGAAGGTCTATCTTTAAGTGCATCAACCTTTGCTTTTAATGCAGCAGCATCAAATTGAGGTAAACTTGGAAATCCACTTGGCAAGTTTCCTAATCTTGGTGCAGTAGGTAAATTAGGTATTTTTCCTGCTAAAGTATTAACTGAAAATTGTCCTAAGTTTTTATCTAAACCTAGATCTATACCAGATGATATTCCACCTGTTAATGCATTAGCAAGTTGATTAATATCAATTCTACCTCTTAATGCTGGAGGAAGTTTATTGTTAAATTCATTTATTACTTCATTAGTTAGTAGGCCTTTAAACTTACCTGCAAGATTGCCAATATCTAAATCACCACTCAAAGCATTTTTTAAATCATCAGCACTTAAATTTCCTTCTACTAAATCCATTGGATTGTTAATACCAATAGCATCAAAGGGCACTTTATTCAAAACACCAGCTGCAACAGTATCTAAATCATTTACAAAATTAGCTCCTAATTTAGTAGCACCACCAGCCAATGCTTCATTTAATATTCCTCTAGCTTGGGGTGGCAAATTAGTATATTCAGGTAAACCCTGAGCCTTAGCAACTATTTGATCTTTTAGTTGATTTACTTTAAATGATGATGTTGGCTGTGTTGATGATGTTTGATTCTCTGCAGCCATGTCTTCATATAAACTCGACATTTTTATTTCCTTTAAAATCTACCAGAAGGGACATTTTTAGTTGATACACTT